GCCATTTCCCGCATTCTCCTGATCTCGAGATCGGGGCGGATGGGCACACGCTTTCTCTGCATCGCGATGAGCTCCATGAAACGCATCGGGACGCGCTGCGGGAAGCTCACGAGCAGCGCATCGGCGTCCATATCCTGCTGCCGAATGGCCGCAAGCGCGCCGTGCATCCGGGGAGCCTGATCATCACGTGTCAGGAACCCGGTTTTCGTCGCGCCGGGATCGCCCATCCTGCTTTCGCGGTCCATGACGCGGATCGTTTCTCACCCAACCAGATCGCCCAGCTGCGCAATGAGAGCAAGCTGACGGTTATCGAGATCGACTGAGTCAGGGAACACGCTCGATCATGGCCTATGCAACGCCCGACGATCTGGTGAGCCGGTATGGGGAACAGGAGATCATCGAGATCTCCACCCCGGCCGGTCAGCCCATGGATGCGGTCAATACGGCCGCTGTCACCACCGCGATCGGCGACGCTTCGGACATGATCGATAGCTTTCTGCGCAAGCGCTACGTCACACCGGTCGCCGCACCTCCGCAGGTTCTCACCCAGAGCTGCTGTGCGATCGCCCGCTACCTGCTTTGCCAGGCAGGCGGCACGACGAGCGCTGAAAAGGTCAAGGACGCCTATCAGGCTGCCCAGTCCTGGTTGCGCAAGGTACAGGACGGCTCGGTCACGCTGGATGGCGAATTGCTCCCCAATACCAGCTCGAACTGGGCAGAATTCCAGGGGCGTGAGAGGGGCGTGCGATGCTGGTAATGAACGGCGAGCCCGACGAAACAGAGGTCCAGGCGCTTCAGACAATCATCTCGGGTGGAGTCACGGGGGCTGCTTTCGAGGCCATCCAGGCACGGCTGAAGACGTTCTTCGATGCCAGCTTGTTCACGCATACGGTCATTCCGGCGAAAGTATCCTCCGCCACCTGGGATAACATCACGCGCAGGGCACCAATGGTGGGGCTTGGCTGGTCGCACTGGGCTCCCAATGCGGATAACGGCGCGACGTTCAAGGGAACACTCTCTTTTCCTCTGATCATCATGGTCGATTTCGCCAAGTCGGAGGACCGTTATCTGGGCGCGCAGATCGGGACAGCGCCCTACACGCCTGGCCTCTTCGGCTTGCAGGAATACGCGATCGCCGCCTTGCATGGTTTCGAGATCGACGATGTCGGCACATGCCGCGTCACGCATGTGAGCAGCACCGAGCTGGCCGAATGGAACAAGGACGGCAAGGCGACCACGGTGCTCGACATCACCATTCCTGATGTCGCCCTCGACCTCGATGCCGTCACCGCCACGCTGAATGATTTCCTGCGCCTGCAGGAGCAGCTGGTCTGCGACCAGACCGATTTCGGCACCACCACCCTATCCGTGAGGGATCAATGAGCCTCGTGAATGTCACCACCGCCCCTGACCGGATCGTCAAGGACACGCGTGGCAACAAGGTGCCTGCGCAGTTCAGTGTCGATCCCCATGATCCGTTCTGGGCACGTCTTATCGCCGCCGGTGATGTCGTCGAGATCCGGGCGGACACCGTGAAACAGGCCAGCGATGCCGCAGCTTCGGCACCGGCCACCACACCGACCGCGACCCTCTCGGCCGCCATCAACAAGGAATCCGCCAAGTGAGCGAGTTCATGCAGATCCCGGGTGCCTGGAACGTCCCGAGCGCATTGACCGAGGTGCAGTTTGTCCCGGCCGATACGGTATTCGATATGCCGGTGCGGGTGCTGTTCATCGCCATCATGCAGTCGGCGGCTCAGAGCGCGCTTTACCAGAACGTTTCGTCGGGTTCGGTGCAGGCTCTGATGGGCGTCGGCTCGTCTGCTTCGATCGCGATCGCTGCTTTCGAGGAAGCCTGCCCAGGCGTTCCCATGGATGTGCTGGCCCTGCCACCTGGGATCGGCTCGAAGCAGGCGGCGGCAACAATCGTCTTCAATGGCCCTGCTACTGCATCGGGAACGCGCGCGCTCTATATCGGCGGCCAGCGCGTGACGTTTGGGGTGTCGGCAGGAGATACGCCTGCTGTCATGGCGACCAACTTCCTTGCTGCCTACGGGAGTGGAAGCAGCTCCCAGGCATTGGCCAATACCGGCATTGCCGCATCAGCGACGCTCGGTTCCGACGGCAAAACCCCGGTTGCGGGAAGCGTGACGCTAACGGCCGTCGAAGCCAGTCAGTATGGCAATGATATCGATGTCCGTGATTCGCCCTACGCGAGCGACGCTGTCGCAGGGGCCACAGTGGTGGTCACCCCAAGCTCGGGTGGTGCGGGGGCTCCGGCGATCTCATCTGCTCTGAGCCTGGTGTCGACGATCTGGTACACGGACATCGTTACCCTTCTCTACGACACCCCCAATCTCCAGACGCTGGCAACAGAGGCGCAGCGCCGGTATGGCGCCATGGTCAAGCAGGATGCTCGGGTCTATGCCGCGTTGCGAGGAAGCTACGCCCAGCTGCTTGCCGTAACCGCCAATCTCAATTCGATGCTGCTCAGCGTCATCGGCGCACAGAACCCGATGTGGCCGCAGGCTGCGATCGCGGGCTCTTTCGCCGGGCAGTGCTGCCTGTCACTCAACACAGACCCCTCGCTTCAGCTGCGCGGCCTGACGCTCGATGCTGTCAGCGGCATGGGGCCGCAGGGGCTCGATATCTTCCTCGATGCGCAACGCAATGTGCTGCTGGGATCGGGTATCAGCACTTTCACGGTGGGTAATGATGGCACGATCGCCCTCGAACGTGTGGTCACCACCTATCAGATTTCGGCGTCGGGTGTCGCTGTCGGCAGGCCCCAGGACATCATGACTCCTGCGATCGCAAGTCGCATTCGCTTCGATTTCAACGACTATATCGTCACGACCTATCCGCGCGCCAAACTGGCTCCGGATAATGCCGTCACATCCAGAGCCGCCAATGTCGTGACACCCCGGACCCTGCTCGGGGCCTGGTGCGCGCGCTGCAAGCTTTATGAAACGCAAGGCTGGATCGAGGACGTGGATACGCTCGCATCATCGGCATCCTTCGCGATCGACGCGACAGACCGCAATCGCGTGAACTCGGTTCTGCCGATCCGGCCGATCGGTGCGCTGATCATCGACGCCAATATTCTTCAGGTGCAGGAGTAAGAAGCCATGGCACAAGGCGTCGGTATTGTCAGGATCTGGTGGATGGGGACGCAATACAGCGTTCTCAAAGGCTCATCGATCCGCTTGTCTGGATTGCGCAATGTCGCAGTCGCCGCAGGCTACCAGCTCAATCGCAGTCAGGAATTCCAGGGTGGCGAGGCGCGTGCGACCCTGATGGTCCTCAAGGGTATGAAGCTCTCTGCCCTGACTCCTGGTGACGAGGGAGAACTGCAATGGCAGGCCGATACCGGCCAGCTCTTCACCTCGCCTGACGCCTTTATCCTCGATGCACCGGTGCTCAGCGACGACGGAGGCAAGGCTCCTGTTGTCTGGAACTTCTCCACCTACCTCGAACTGGTTCAGTAATCATGGAATTCAATCCAAACCGCCCCTCGGTTACGCATGGACCCGCACATCACATGACACCCCAGGTGCTTGCGGCCAGTGAGATGGGCGATCGTCCCGTAGAGGTCGACGCGCGTCCCAGACTGCCCGATGGTGCGCGATGGAATGCTGACGGCACGATTACGGTAACGCTCGATGAGCCGTATGTTCTGCAAACGGTAGAAGGTGGCAATGCACCGACTCATCGCACAGAGGCGATCACGCTGCGTCCACTCAAATCGGGGGATGTCATCGACATGATGGATATTCAGGGCCAAGGCGCACGATCCTTTTTCCTCGTGATGCGCTCCAGTGGACTCGCGGGACCAGTTGGCGAACAGATCCTGCGTGGCCTGTCGCTTGATGACTGGGAGACATTGTCTCGAACGGTCGAGGTTTTTACGAAGCGTGGCCGGAAGACTTCCCGGTAAGACTGGCCGCGCTCGCCTACAACCTTCATTTTGGGGAAGCCGAGCTTTCCGGCATGACGGTCCATCGTCTCAAATTCTGGTCGGCTGCGGCCCACGAGCTCAATGACGCCATGACCGAAGCCGCCAGACAGGCCCGACAGGAAAGCGCCTGATGTCAGAGTCGTTGCATACCGAGTTCCGGCTGGATCTGGCGGACGGCCTCTCTGGGCCGATCGATCGTATCATCGCTATTGTCGAGCGGCTCGAGCGCAGTTTTTCTGGCTTGGCAACGACTGATCCCTTCGACGATCTGTGGAAGCCGATCGAGCGCACCACCACTGCTACGTCCAGCCTGAACGAGAGCGTTGAGCGCACTCAGACAGTCATGAATGAGGCAGGCCGTTCCACACGAGGATTCGGCGAAGCCCTTGGTTCTGCTGCGACCGAGGCGGCAACTGCAACGCGTGAGATGAATAACGTTGCGGAGAGTGCGGAGCGTTCGGCCGGACGAATTCAGAAGGCGCTCGGTCGTGTGTCAGGTGGCGGCGGGCACGAGGGTGGCTCCGGCCCAGGCGGTCGGCTCTGGTCGGCTGCGGGCCATTTCAATGAAAGCGTGCATGCCGGTGTTGGAAGTGCCTTCGGGGCGGCGGCTCTGGGTTTCGGACTGATCGAGCCGGTGCATGCGGCCGCCGATTATCAGAATTCTCTGACGCATATCGGACTGACGCTTGGCATTCATGGAGACGAAAACGCGAGTTTCTCGGATGCCTATGGAAGGCAGATCGATGCCTGGGCGCGACAATACGGGCAACGCAGTTCCGATCTCGTCGAAGCGGCGACCTTCCTCAATCAGGAGGGATACAGTCAGGACCGCATGAACTCGCTGGTGCCGGTCATCGCCCAGATCTCCACCGCCTATAACGCCCATCCGGACAGTGTCTCGCGGACCGCTTTCGCCCTGAACCAGAACCTTGGTGTCGCGACAGGCGATACGAATCTCGGGCTGGCCATGCTGGCTCGTGTTGGCAAGATGTCCGCCATTCCGTTTGAGGAACTCGCGCCGCTTTTTCCTGAACTCGCATCCTCGGCCGCTGGTGTTGGGGTGCATGGGTTGGATCAGGTCGCCGATCTGGGTGGTATGCTGGCGCTCATCCGTAAAAACACTGGAACGTCAGGTGAGGCGACAACATCATTACGGGCGTTCATGCAAACGATCACTAGCCCTCATGCCAGGCATCGGTTTGCCAAATATGGCGTCGATCTGAGTGAGACGATCCTGAGAGCCCAACATGAAAACCGTGATCCTCTCATGGCCGTGCTGGACAAGGTTCATGCGATCAAAAACCCCGATGCCCGTTTCCGAGCTATTGGTGATCTCTTCGGTAATGAGCGTGATCAGCTGTTCGTGCGTTCGATGGATCGAGACTGGTCGCAATACACGTCCATGCGCAACACGGTGCGACAGACGTCACCGACGATGATCAGGGAAGATTATGATACAGCACGGCGTTCATCGGATCTGACAGCCCTGACATCGTTTGAAGATGTGCTCACCCAGCTTGAGCGGCGTGTCGGCCATGGGTTCGTGCCCGTCCTAAAAATTGCGACGGTGGCCCTTAGCGAATTCATCAATGTCTGGGACCGCTTTGACAAGCTTTTCCCAAAAGCAACGCCGCTCATCCTCACGACAGTCGGGGGCATCCTGGCGCTGGTCACGGCCGCCACAGCACTCGCAGCCATATCCGGCCCGGTAGCGGCGGGCGTCGGGTTACTGGCTGCGGGCATTGGCGTCGTTATCTCGCCCATCGGACTGGCGGCCGCCGGGGTCGCTGGCCTGGGAGCGGCGATTTATCTGCTCCTGACCCATCTCGATCAGGTCGGAAACGGGATCATGCGCTTTATCGAGGGTTTCGGTCATCTGGCCGCCGCGATCGCACATGTCACGGCTGCGATCCCGAGTTTCCTCTGGAAGGGTGTAACCGGCGAGAATGCCCCTGCCTCCAGGCATTTCGCACCCCTGCGCCCTGTCAATAGCCAGACCCCGCCACCCATCGTTCTGCGCATCGAACATCCGGAGGGCATGAAACTGAGTGCTCAGCCGCATCCAAACGCCAAGATGGAAACCGTGCCAGTCAAGGGGACGGGTCGCATGATGGATCGTCCATGAGCGGCTCGCTCTCCACGCTCGGGCTCGGCGAAATCGATGCCTCGACCCTCTCGGAACTGGGCGGTATTGCAGGGCTCGCCGGTTCGGCGCTTGGCACGATCCTGACGACCGCCTCATTCCGTGGTGTGACGTTCTTCATGCCCGATGTCCGCGAAGCAGCGGGACGACGGGTCGTGCGCTGGCTTTTTCCCGGACGCGACATCCAGCGCTTTCAGGATTTCGGTAGGATCGAGGGACCGATCCAGGTCACCGGTATCATTGTCGGTGACGATTACATCATCCGTGCCAAGCGCCTGCGTACAGCGTTCCTCACGGCCGGACCCGCAACCCTCGTTCATCCCTGGTATGGCCGTCTGCGCGTGCGGCTGGCCGAACAGCCACCCGAGATCGTGTTCTCCGATCGCGAGATCCGCCTCGCGCGCTTTACTGCGTCCTTTTATCGCGATCCGGAGACATCGGGCTCGTCAGGGCTCTTTGCGTCGATCACCGATACCCTGACCAATCTCCTCACCCAGGCAGATGCGCTTGTCGATGAGGGTATCATCGCCGCGCAGTCCATACTCTCGCCCCTAGCAATTCCTCTGGCTCTCGCGGGAAACGCATCGTCCCTGATCAGTCAGGCGCACGGCGTATGGGACGGGCTCCTCGGCAATGCTCCCCAACCTGTCCAGGACGCGGCGAACTCCGCCCAGGCGACGCTCGCTACGGGGATAAGCGCCCCCGTGGCGAATGACGACACGACCTATGCGGACAGCGTTTCGACCGCCCTTGCCGCCGTGCCGGCTGCGATCGCCTCGGTTGCGATGCCGACCGACAATGCCGCAATAGCCCCTGCGGTTCAGGTTGCGGATGGCATCACGGTGAGCGTGTCGGCAGCCGACATCGTCACCCTGCTGCTCCAGGGCGCGCTCGCAATCGGCACAGCTGCCGTGTCTCTCTCCGATACGAGCCAGGCACCGGCATCGATGCTGGGACTCGGTGTGGTGGCGCGCATGATGGTGGTTTCCCAGACAATCGCTGCATCGACCTCAGTGACCTATGTCAGCCAACCCGATGCGCTGACCGCACGCGATACGCTGATCGATGCAATCGACGCCCTGGGCGTGGATATGGAAAATGCGGCTGCTGCCGGTGCGGCACTGCCGATGTCGAGCATGTGGAGCGCCTTGCGCAATCTGCGTCTCGCTGTTCTCGCGGATTATTCAGCAACGATCGGTCGACTGCCCGCCGTGCTCTCGGTGCCAGTTTCGCGCCCTCTGAGTGCCTGGGCAATCGCCTATGCTCTTGCGGGCGATACCCCGGAAAACGTGCAGACCGTGATGGATGACATGGTCTCGCGCAATGATCTTATCCATCCTGGCATCGCCGGTCCAGGCGATCTGGCAATTCTGGATCTGTCTTCATGAGTGAAACCAGAACTCTCGCTCGCCGCCCGATGACCGTTAAGATCGCAGGGCAGATTCTCAAGACCTGGACGAGTTGTGAGGTCGGTCGCGATCTGGCCGATATCGCCGGGTCATTTCGTATCCGCTACCTCGATGAGGTACGGTCTGCTGCACTCCTCGGGGGAGCGCCGCCAGAATTCGCTTCAGTTCATGATCGTGACCCGATCGAGATCTCGATCGATGGAGACGTTGTTCTCAAAGGCTGGGTAGACGACATCAATCTCACGGCCGACGAGCATACGGCCGAGGCCATCATTAGCGGACGCGACGTGACCGGCGATCTCGTGGATTGCTCTGCCAATCCGATCGGGCCGGGTGAATACAGGCAGATCAATCTTGAGACCCTCGTGGGTCATCTGACAAACCCCTACCAGATCACGCTGGATCGACAGATCGAGACCGGCGCTCCCTTCACGCTCGTCGCCCTAGAGCCCGGCGATACTGTGATGGACGCAATCGAACACCATGCGAGGCAGCGCGGTGTGCTCGTGACTTCGAACGGCGTGGGCGGCATCGTGCTGACCCAGGCAGGCACGACGCGGGCGAGCGACAGTCTGAGTTTTCCGGGCAATGTCCGCGGCATCGAGGTGCGGATCTCCTCACGGAACCGGCATTCGGATGTCTGGGTCAAAGGCCAGTTTAAAAGCCTCCAAAGACCGTCCAAAGCCGTGCTCGATGCCAGTGCTGCTCCGCTATCTTCTGCCCCGACACAGCCACCTGCCGCGCCGTCGCATCGCAAGGTCGAGCTCGCAAGCTCCACCCGTTATGGCCATTGGGTCGACCCCGAGGTCACGCGCTTTCGCCCGCGCGTCTGGATGGCGAAAACCCAGAGCGGCGGATCGGTCGCTGCCCAGCAATCCACGAACCCGCCGCTGGATAGCGCGGCACAGGGGTTGAGCGACGATGCTGGGCCGTCACTGGCCTATCACGCGGGCACGCGACGCCGAACGCGCAAGGCGACGAAGCCGAGAGAGGATGCCGATCCATGGACCTTGCAGGATCAGGCGGAATGGCGCGGTCGTACCACACGCGCCGGAGCCACGGCCCATCTCTATATTGTACCGGGTCTGCGCAATGCCAAAGGCGATCTCTGGCTTCCCAATCAGCTCGTCTCGGTTACTGACCTTTACAGCGGGTTGCAGCAGGACATGCTGATCGGTGCCGTCACCTGGGTCGCCTCGGATCAGGGCTACGAGACGCGGATCTCGGTGGTCGCACCAGATGCCTATAGCCTCAAGGGCGATGAGGATCATACGCGAGCTGGCGCTCGCAAGGCATCGCATTTGACAGCACGCTCTCTGGTAGGGCGCAGCTGATGTTGACGGCGCTGCATATGGCACTTCGAACGATCTTCTCGCGTGGTGTCGTGTCCTCGATCGACGATACGGGCGGCGACCAGGTTGTGACACTCGACACCCATTTCGGCACGACACGATCAGCTGTGCCGGTTCATCACCCCTTCGGTTTCGCGGCTCATGCCCCCCATGATGGGGCGATCACCCATGTCGTCGCGAATGGCAGCGATCCGGCTGACCTTGTTGCACTGCCCCCCGCCAATCCCTCTGTGGCCCGTATGGGTAATCTCGCGGAGGGCGAGTCATGCCTCTATGACGCGATGGGCCAGAAAATCTATCTGGTGGGTGGCACGATCGTCAGGATCGATTGCGCAAGCGAGTTGCAGGTCCGCATCGGGGGCACTACGGTGCTCGATGTCAACAAAGACCGGATCTATACGCCGCTCGATATCCAGACAGATGGCAAGATCACGGCGAAGGGCGATGTGATTGCGGGTAATGTCAGCCTAATGAACCACATCCACAAGGGCGTTCAGCCCGGCTTGGGGACGAGTGGTCCGCCTCAGTAGCGGAACAGACTGACGGGACCGTAAGAACCGTCTCACGGTCCCGTCCCACTGTGGTCTGAGGCAATGTCGCCTCATGTCGGCCGCGTCCTTTTCCTCCATGAAGCTCGGTATCAATCCCGTATCGGGCGCGATCGATCTTGTGATCGATCCGACCGGGAACGGACGCGGCCGTATCGCGATCGACCGGACACCCGCCACCCCCCTTCTGATTGCTTTGTGCTCGGATCGCCGCGCCGCACCTGATGATGTCGTGCCGCAGATGCAGACAGCACCAGCTGGAACTTCGGCATCCCTGTTTTCGCGTCGGGGCTGGGTAGGTGATATTCTCCTTCCGGCCGGTCAGCGTTACGGCTCGCGGTCTTGGCTCCTGTCCAGGGCGCGCGCTTCCGAGGCCACACGACTTGCGGCACAGAGCTATGCCGATGAGGCTGTCGCATCGATCGCGGATTACCACGGTATTGAAATCGAAACCTCTGCCAGCTGGTATGATCGATCCCGTGGTATTCTGCTTGTGACGGCCTCATCCTATGGGCTCTCGGTCAATGCGCCGGTGATGACGCTATGACACTGTCGATCCCCACGCCAGCCTCTCTTGCCCAGCGATTCACTGCAGCCCTAGCGCAGCAGACATTTGTTGCAGCTGATGGCACTGTCGTGAAACTCGATGCCACGGCACCAGCTACACTTGAACAGGCATTGTCTATCCTGCTCGCACTGGGCGACTTCGAGACATATCTCTACGTGCGTGATGTGGGCATCGAGCTCATGGTCACAACAGCGACCGAGAGGGGGTTGCTGCCGCAGCACGCCCAGATCTGGGGGGTGCCCCGTCAAGGCCCGGTCTCGGCTGCGGGCAACTTTATCGTCCAGAGCGGTGCCAATGAAAATATAACATTGCCGGAGGGCATCGCTTTCACTGTGGACGGGTCGGCCCAATGGATTACAACAGCAGCTATCACTATCGCACCGGGTGCGGTGGCCTCAGTTCCTGTGACAGCAAGCGTTGCAGGTAGCTCAGGCAATTTGGCTGCCAATACAGTGGCGCAGCTCACATCCCCCATCGCCGGGGTCCAGTCGGTAACATCGGATCAGAATGGTATCGCGGGGGGCGCGCCGATTGAGGCCGTCGAAAGCTGGCGCGCACGGATCATCGCACAGATACGCAGGCCTGCGGGGGCAGGAACGGTCGAGGACTATGCGTCTTGGGCGATTGCGGGAGGAGTCGGAGCGGCAGGGCTCGTGCAAGTGGCACCCAGATGGCCAGAACTCGGATATGTCGGCGTTTTCGTCGCTATGGCCGGGGGGGTGACTGCAACGCCAGCAGAGGTCGCGCAGGTATCGAGCTATATCAGTTCCAAAAGCCCCGCGACCGCTAATGTCCTGGTGAGTGCGGCGCAACCACTCCCGCAAACTCTCGCAATAACACTCAGGCCAGACACCCTGTCTGCTAGGAGCGCAGTCCAGTCGGCGGTTTCCAGCTATCTACTCAGCGTCGGTATTGGTGGAACGGTTTATCGCGAAGCTGTCGATGCAGCTATCGCTGCGGTGGCGGGGATTTCGAACGATCTGCTGCTGCCCAGTGGCAACATCGTCTGTGGGCTGGGGCAGTTTCCCATCCTTGGTACGATCAACTGGGTGCCATCTTCTTAATGCGCAGCTCCGACGAGATCTTGCAGGAATGGACCTGCACCCTGCTCCCTCAAGGGGCAGCATGGCCAAAAGATCCTTCATCCAATCTCGTATCGCTTCTGCGAGCGATAGCGATCATGCGTGCCGAACTCGAGGCTGACATCGCGGCTCTTGCAGTGGAGATCTCGCCGCAAACCGCGATGGGATTGCTGTCGGACTACGAGCTCGTCGTGGGCTTCGACCCTTGCACGGGTCCGATCGAAGCTCTGTCGATAAGCCAGCGGCAGTCTATTGCCATGGCACATTGGCGAGCCCGGAGCGTCGTGTCGCGCGCTGATTACATAGAATTCGCACAAGCGCTGGGTTTTAGCATCAGTATCTCGGAATATACGCCAGCGCGCTTTGGGCAGACCTGCTTCGGTGAGCCTCTGTACGGATGGGGCTGGGCATTTGTCTGGCAGGTCAACGTGCTGGCTGTGTCAGAGAATGCCCCGCTCATCAGCGTGCTGGAATGCCAGATCGCCGAGCGCTCCCCGGCCCATACAATCGTGCTTTTCAACACAGAGGCGCTGGCGGCCGAAGCGGCCAAGCCTTCTCCACTCGGTGCGTTCGGACTGGGTCTGAGTGGTTTTGCAGAGGAACCGGCGTGAGCGATAACTTCCCGACCCTTCCATCCGATTATACGAAGTCACTCAGACGCTCAGACCTTGTCTCAGCACTGCAAACCGCACCGTCGCAGGCTGGAGATGGCACGAACTCTCAGGTCGGGGTCGGCATGGCATCAGATGCCAAGACAGGCTTCGTGCGCAATGCCGATGGGTCCTGGTCATGGCTCCTATCAGGTGTCTGCCAATTATCGTTCCAGAGTGCTGAAATCGCTCTGCAGCCGATCTGGGCACCCGGATCCGTGTCGATCCTCGCGACCTTATCCGGGGCGGCCTATATCGAGTGGTTTTATCTTCAGTCAGATGGGACCGACTGGGCTCCTGCCTTGCAGCGCGCCGCAAACTACGCTGCAAGCACCGGCAAGAAACTCATACTCGGAGCACGGCAATACACGCTCCTCACGCCGGTCACCCTTACCAGCGCGATCACGGTCGAAGGTCAAGGCTTCCAGTATTCTACAATGCCTTCAACAGGAACCTGGCTCATCATAGGTGGTGCGGGTTTCAACCCGTTCACGATTAGTGGTCAGGCTGCACGCGGGACTGTGTTCAAACGCATGGCGGTTTATCAGAGCCACCCTGGAAGCGGCACCGCAAACTGGGCACCCAGCGTCTATCCCTTTGTCTGGACCGTAGCCAACACATACGGCGAAGTGGTTTTCGAAGATATCTATCTGTGCGCAATCTATCAGGGAATCATCACTGTGAACGCTGGTCGCGTGCGCTTCGAACGCATCACCGGCCAGCCCTTCCTGCGAGGTATCGTTGTCGATCAGGCCTACGATATCTGTCGCTTCACCGGCATTCATTTCTGGACCTACTGGAGTTCTGCCGCAAGCGTCATCAACTGGCAGCAGGCGAATGGTGCAGGGATCGAACTTCAGCGGTGTGATGGCCCCGACCTGGCGGAAGGCACGTTCATTTTCGGGTACAAGGATGGCTTGCTGCTCTCGTCAAGCAGCAATGGTGTTACCACCATGCTCACGGGGCATCTTGTCACGGATTGCTGCCGCAATGGACTGCATATCAGTGGGGAGAACGCGTCCGTTCAGCTGTCAACGCTGTATTGCACCGGCGAGGCGATCGATAGTTCCACACTCCCCGATAGCAATGCCCTGCTGATCGAAAGCAACAGCGTAACCGGCCAGATCGGGGCCATCAAAGCGTACCAACAGGGGCAATCCGCCCTGCGAATTACCGCGACAGACTTTGCGTGCAATATCGCTATTGGCAGTCTGATGTGCGTACGCGTTAATGACGGAAACACCGGGCAACCCGCAATCTTTGCAGCGCTGGTGCCGACAGGGGCACCTCATCAGGTCTCGCTTTCGACACCCGTCAGCATGACAAACTGCAACGGCGCACCTGTCATCAACTCGAACACCGATGCAATTCTCTACACCCCCAACACGAATTATTTCTCGCCTCAGGTCGCGTCGGGACAAACATATCAGGTGCCCAACTACGACATCTATCTCCTGCTCTACACGGGCGGAAGCACGGCGATGGATAGTTTCACCGTCACGCTCTCAGGCAATCCGACAGATGGCACGATCAATACCATCGCCAGCGACGTCGATGTGACAAGTCTGAGCCTTCAGGCATCGCAGACCATAATCAACCCGGTGTCGTCTCTAAAGGCCGGAGTAGGGGTCACATACAAATTCATGGCTCCGCGCAATGCATGGTTCAGGATTGGATAAGAGATGGATCTCATCATCGGGCCTGGCACCGTTGCGCCAAGTAACGCGGATACTGCCCCACAAACCGGCACACCGCAGCTCGCTACGAACGGCAGCGCGTCTCCTTTTGTGCTGCCAACTCCCATCCCGGCGTATCACTACAATTCGTTAACTTCAGAGATCGTCAACCTCATCAAGGCGCTCGGCGCTTCGCCGGACAAGGATAACTGGTCCCAGCTTGCTGGGCTGCTTCCTCAATTCTTCGCAGCGAAAGGGCAGATAACAGCCTTCAGTGCGCTCGGCCTTGCAGGTAGCTATACCTTGACTGCCCCCAACTGGGCGTCACGGGTCGAGGTGTATCTCGTAGGAGGCGGCGGCCCTGGAGCGAATTGTCAGGGCGCAAGCCTGACGGGGAATGTATCCGGGTCGGGTGGGGGTGCGGGCGGCATTGCGTGGGGGGTATATGCCGTAACGCCTGCTGCTCAATATCAGGCCATCGTCGGTGTGCAAGGTGTGGCTGCAGGAGCGACGGGCGGCGGCACTTCTTCTTTCGGTCCAGCCAATGCCGCATCATCCTTCCTTTCCGCATCAGGCGGTGCTCCGGGGAGTTTTATCTCCAATGGCTTTTCCCCAGGTGGCGGCGGAGGCGCGGGAGTGGGCGGCACCATTCTCAACACTGTAGGAGGGGCGGGATCGGACGGTCAGGCGGGAGCCAACTGGCGCAGCTTTGGGAATGGAGCCGATGGACCGTGGGGAGGTCATGGGCGCGCTGGGGATCGTGGGGCAGCTGGTGCGTTTTCAGTGGATGCCAAAGCCCCCGCTGCCGGGGGGGGAGGCGCTTATGACTGGGAGCTTTCAGGCAACCTTTTCAATGGCGGCAACGGCGCGGCGGGCCTAGTGCTCTACCGCTGGCTGCCATAGGCCGCGAAACCGGATTCCAGCAGCGCAAAAACTAGGATTTTGGCCGATGGGTAGGGAGGGTTCTCCGTGATCGATATCTCGGCACTATGGGGTGCGTGGTCTGGACCGCTCTGGGCCGCCGGGGGCGCTATCGGAGCAGTTGTACGGGCGCGCCTGCAACGCGCACGTGATCAGATTGACGCTACTGCGCAGGCGCTGGCGATCGTTGAGGCGAGCAAGAAGACGATTGCCCAGCTGACTGCATCGGCTGAGAGGTCTCTCGCATTCGAAATGGCGGCTCGTGTGAGGGATGCATCATCTCTCGATGCGCTCGCAGATCTTCATGTCCTGGCCATTAGCGCTCGCCTGCGGTGTCATGATGTGGAGTTTCGTGCAGGTCTACCGCTCACCGCATTTCCTCCGTTCCCGACCTTCCCTGCCATCAAGACCGCACGTGCGTGCGGAGCTGAGTCGACGGTGGGAGCGAACCCAACCGAAGGTCCCGGGAATATCACCTCAGCCCCTTACAAGACTGATCTCCATGAGGCGCGTTGACGAAGAAACATTAAAGGCACGTCGTCTTTAGCCAGATAAAAAATCGCCATTAGACGGCATAGTGCCTGCGGTTCTACATGGGCCTTATGCGACTTTGAGATCGGGTTTAGCGGGTGGAAAAGGGTTCCATATTCCATGTCCCGCTGTTCCAAAAAGACTGTCCCGCTTCAGGGAACCTGCTCGACTAAGCCGGGATGAAAGGGGCGTGCCCCTTTCCAGGGAGCGGGGGAGCGCCCCGCACGCCCTATAGACCCAGATCGCTCAGAGTGGGATGATCATCAGGACGGCGGCCCTGAGGCCAGTGAAACAGGCGATCCGACGCGGATATGGCATAATCGTTGATCGATGCCATGCGTCGCGCCATCAGCCCTGCCTCATCGAATACCCAGTTTTCATTGCCGTAGGAACGGAACCACTGGCCCGAGGCATCGAGCCACTCATAAGCAAAGCGTACAGCGATACGGTCGCCCTCATGGGCGAAGAGCTCCTTGATCAGGCGGTATTCGCGCTCCTTTGCCCATTTCTCCCTTAGAAAGGCGACAATTGCTGGACGTCCCTGCAGGAAGATGTCGCGGTTACGCCAGAGACTGTCGGGGCTGTAAGCCTCCGAGACCTGTTCCGGATTACGACTGTTCCAACCATCTTCGGCTCGGCGCACCTTGAGGCGTGCGGTTTCGGCGGTGAAGGGCGGGGTCAGGGGCAGGGTCATCGCATGTCCTCTCAGACGGGTTTCCTGAACGCCCCATCCCGAAGCACCCCATAAATCGCGTGCATGAGTCGCGCGAGAGCTTCAGGTGTAATGGTGAAGGCGGGCGTCAGATAGACGATATTGCGATAGGGACGGATCCAGACGCCCTGATCGACAAGAGCGGCCTTGAGGCGGGGGAGATCCTCGATGGCGTCAAGCTCGACCACGCCAATCGCGCCGAGCACGCGAACATCACGCACACCGGGCAAGGCGCGACACGGTTCAAGCCCGGTTTTGAGCATGGCGGAAAGCGCAGCGATCTGGTCCAGCCTCGGCTCTCGCTCGAACAGCTCAAGAGAGGCGCAAGCCGCGGTGCAGGCAAGCGCATTGGCCATGAAGGTAGGACCGTGCATGAGGGCAGCACCGGGCGAATCCAATAGAAAGGCCTCAAACACATGACGCCGCGCCACGGTAGCGGCAAGGGCAATAGTGCCGCCGGTCAGGGCTTTGGACAGCGTGATGATGTCGGGGACAATATCGGCCTGCTCGCAGGCAAACATCGTGCCGGTGCGACCGAACCCGGTGAAGATCTCGTCAAGGATCAGCAGCACA